GAAGCCTTATCGGAATCTGTTCCAGCAATATAAGCAGTCGTAATCGTACAGGTAATGGTTATGTTTCCAGTAGTATTATTGAATATAGAGATAACATCGCCTTCAGCAAATGTAGCATCAGGAATCGTAATTGAACCGCCAGAACCTACTTGAACATATTTACCAATATCTGTAGTAGCAAGTGTATACGATCCAGTTTTAGTTCCTACTGCTGGTACATTCTGATACCCTAGTGTAGACGTTGTTGCAGGCAATGTCAAGGTAACATCAGCACCTAAAGCAGCAGGAGCAATCACTGTTGCTTTGTTTGTTCCATTGTCTGTATCTTCAAAGAATAACACACTTCCTGCAGAAGCGGAAGTACCACTTACAGTTACACTACCAACTGCTGTGATAGTACCTGAAGAAGTTACAGAAGTAGGATTAATACCAATTTCAACTACGTTGCCTCCACTGTCCTTGCTATAGAGGCGCTTATCAAAGGTATTGACTGCTAGTTCAGCACCGCCAGCAGAGTTAGTTAAATCACCTGCAACTGGTGCGCCAGTGGTGTCTTTTTTCTTGGTTAGAATGGTAGCCATTTATGTCCCCGATTAAGAGTAAGTTCCACCATTTAAGGTAGATGACTGAGTAAGGAAGTTGGTAGTAAGTTCGTTAAAAGTAATCTTTTTGCTTTTAGTTGCTGCAGGCTCTGACACATCTACTACATAGAAAAGATCGCCAGTAGCAATCTCTTCATTAGTTAACGCCGTCAGATCTGATAGTTTTTGGTCAGCCATGTTATGCCTCTAGTAAGAATAAGTCGCCAGACTCAAGCAAGAAGTTGGAACCGTTCTCAAATTCTAAGTTACTATAAAGAATGTCAGGATAAAAAAAAAGCGGCAGATAACCATCAGAGGAAATCGTCCACTTCTTAGTTGCAGATTCGTCTACATAGACACGGATATAATCTTTACCTGCTTGTTTACCGCTGGTGCTGGCAATCTCTTTTGCAGCGATAGCACCATTATTGTTCATGCTGTTTTCTACAGATGACTCTGCTGCTAACTGGATAGGAATATAATCAACCCAACGAGTTAGACCAGTAGTGCTAGCAATAGTGCTAACCACCATTGACACAGAGCCATTGGCGGTATTGTATACTGTGGGATACGTCTGAGGAACCATAGTAACTCCTATGTTTTCTTTAACATCTTCATCAAAGATGCTAAAGAAAAGCCCCTTGTGGGGGCAAAACCGTTAAGGTTTATTCGAAGATCGTGCGACCTACAATTACTTTATACACAGCGGAGTCAAGGTTAATTGCTCCACCAGTATTGTTTAAAACTTGAACAGTTACTTCATTGGTACCAGTAACAGCAGCAACCAAAGTCATATCTGCAACATCGATGGATGCAGAAACAGCCATTACTACGTCACCAAGAGCAACACCAGGAACAGCAATTGTGTCTACAGCCTCGTCACCATCAGCAACTTCAGCAAAGTTAATGGTGCCTTTAGCAGCCCAAACTTTAGAAAACACACCACCAAACTGTTCACGTCCTTCTTTTACTACTACGCTAGTTGCAGCCATAATTATCTCCTATTTAGTTAAGAAGACCCCGCCGAAGCGGGGCCGTTACTATTAGCCAGGGATAACCAGAGCAACAGCGGAGGTATCACGCAGTTCACCAACGCCATACAGCGTGTCAGCGGTCAGCAGCGTAGCAAGGTACTCTTGCTTGTACTGGGTCTGAACACGAACACCCAACTGCTCAACCAGCACGCCAAACTCAGGATGTGCCATCAAGCAAACACGGGGGTTGGTATCGTTACCATCAGATGTCGTGGCAGTATCAGCATTGGTCGAAACATAGACCTTGATGCCATAAATGTCACCAATCTGACCATTGCGGATCGTGTTGCCGTTGCCAGTCTCACCAGTGAAAGCCTGCTCAGTAAAGCGAGCCAGACCCATCAGCGTGTTACGAGCAACCGGAGGAACGATCAGGAAACGACCATCCATCGGAACATCCTGGTCATCCAGACGCTGAATTGCACGGCGAATGCCTTCGTCAGTCAGAGCAGTCTCGTTACCAGTGTTGGTGTTAGCGGTTGCATCAAATGCAGTAGCACCATCACCACCAATGTAACCATTGCCATAAGCAAACGTAGCAGCAGTTCCGTTCCATGTGCCACCCTGTGACAGACGACCAAGGCGAATAACATCGGTGTCCAACTGGGTAGCCAGAGCATAGCCAGCGTCATCCGTGTAGAAACGGCGCAGGGAAGACATAGCCTGAACTTCAGCCAGATCTTCGATCAGTCGGCTGTACTCAAAGTGCTTGTCGATAGAAACCGACAGAGCCGTACCACCAGCAGCAATCAGAGTAACTGCATCGGTAGCGGTCTTAGCAGAAGCAGAACCACGAGTAGGAGCAGGAAAGTAAACCTTGTCGCCTTTCTTGCCTTTGAAGTTCATCTTCTTGATGAGGTTTGCTGCTACGAGGTTCTTCTTGTAGGCAGCAACGATCTCGTCAGACCATACTTCAGGTACGAAACCAGCGGTATCAACTGCAGATTTTACAACTGCATTATTTGGAGCGAATGCGGTATTAGCCATTTTAAAATTCCTTTATTAATAGTGTTAGTTTACCTAACCCTACCTTCTCTATAGGCCGACATAATTTCATCTTGCATCATGTCGTACTTATCAGGGTTAGTTTGCATGAGTTTAATAATGTCTGCACGCCTAAAAATCTTCTTGGTAGGTGCCTCATCACTGCCTGACGATACGGTGGTAGTCGCTGCTTTAACGGCTTGGCTTCGTGCCTGCTTCTCTGCTGCTACTGTCTGCTCTACAGCGCCTCTGCGGTCTTTATACAGCGACAACAGTTCGTTTGCGGAGTCATAATCGTAGTGCTGGTCAGCCCTAACAAACAACTCAGACCTAACTTTTGATGAAGCAACCCAATTTTGGAAATTGGGGTCTCTTACAACATTTTGAAAGTCAGGATGAGCACTTTGTAAGGCATTCAAAGCCTTTGCTCTTTGCATCTCAAGATTTAACTGTTCTGCTTGTCGAATCTTAGGATGGTTTTCTATAGCGTTTTCTACCGCCTTCCTCGGGTCAGCGAAGAAGTCAACCTCTTCTGAAGGTTGGGCCTGCATTTGCTGCTTTGCTGCGGCTTGGGCACGAATATAATCGTCTACAATCCTGCGTAACTCACCAACTTCGCTACCTTGTCGGCCAATTAACTTCTCAGCCTCCATGTGCATCTGAGCGATGTCTTTTGCGCTTTTACCCCGATACTTGTCAGGTAACGCTTCTCCATCCTCTTGCACTGCCTCAATAGTAGTGGTATTATCCTCTACAGTGGGGGTAGTATCGTCAGTCAATACAGCAGAAGTTTGTGACTCTTCCGAGCCGTCCTCAATAATCACAGCCATCATGTCTCTCCGTGCTTAACAGCATTAAGAAAAGAACCTTTAAATTGTGCGGGGGTTCCTTATCCGCTTACTTCCATTGGTCAGAACGACCAGTTTTGCGTTCCCAGTTAATTCTATCTTGGCGCTTGCGTTCCCAGGCCATTGAAGCGCCAGGGAAATCACCAGTAATGCCTTCTAGACTAACTCTAGGAGCAGCGATGAGTCTGGTTGCGTCATTTCCACAGTGGGGACACTGTATGACTTTTTCAGAATCATCGATATATTTTTCAGTTATGTGGCCTTTGGCACACTGAAAGTCAAAATATCTTTTCATTTAGTTCCTCGTAGGCTTTTTCAGACAAATCCTTTAGTCCAATAACGTAGTCTAGGATGTCTACTTGTCCTTTACGGAACTCTACTGTGTCTTTATCGCAATTTCGGATGTTTTCGTACTGTGTACGCATATCCAAAAGGTCTTCTATGAGTTGTGTCCACGCCTTTGTGGACATCATAGACAGCCTATCTTCGTAATATTGTTGTAATTCTGGCGATAGTGGCACTATTATACCATTATTTAGTTAGTTTGTCAAGTATTTTCTTAACTTTTTGTTTAATTTGTTCAACTTTGTCTAGAAGCCACGACTTGCAGGTTTGCAATTTCTTTGCGAGTATCAATGTCTTTCTCCTTTAGGGCTAGATTTGCTACTTTGACACGTCTTTCAAAGTCATCAGTAGCGTTGGGACCAGTGCCTAAGTACTTAGACGCTGATGCAGCGATGCTGGCCTGTAGTTCTGCTGGCATCAACTGTGTTTCAGTGACCTCTTTCTGTGCTCTTGCCTGCTTGAGTGTGACATCTGCCTCAAGATCAGCCATCTCCAACTGTGCTTTTTGCAATTGCATTTGCATTGCCATCTGTTGCATCTGTGCCTGCTCTGGGTTAGGCTGTGACATCTGAGCCATCTGCTGTAGCAATTCTTCACGGTTGGTTAGACCGCTGTTCTCAATGATTGCAGACATGACCATCGGCACGATAGGACTGTCTGGTCCGAGTGTCTTTAGCAGATTCATGAACTGCATCTGTTCGTATTCACGAGCAACGATGCCAAGATTGCTGGTCGGCACAAACACAAAGTCCTGTGCAGGGTAACGATCAGGATCAAACTGCATAAACCGATAGGCAGATTTAGTCACAAACGGAATCAAGAACTGCTCTTGGAAGTTAACCAGTGTTCGTTTATTCTTCTTGATGATTGCTGACAGAGCAGGATTTAAGCCACCACCATCAGCCGTAGGCGTGGTGCTGTCGATGGTTGATGTTGCCATCAGCATCATCTTCATGAACTCGCCAGCGGTCTGCAGATTAGCAGGATCGGTAGTGCCAAACTTAAATGGTTGTAGCACTTCATTGGGATTACCGTTAGTCAGGATAGTCTTACCTGGACGGACTTCAAACTTGGCACCACGAGGCAGACGAGTAGCATCAATGCCCATCATCGGTACTGTGGTCAATGCAAGGCTATCTAGATGAGCACGAATCTGTGCATCGATGGCCTTTTGCATATTGTAGCCTTTTTCAGCGATGCCACGGCCCCAGAAACGATTGGGCATAGAGTCATACTGGAATGCTACGATTGGACGATCCTGC